ATGCGGCGCCCGCCGCGGCATGCCGAGGCACTGCTTTGCAAGCCTGGCTCCGGCTCTGTAGGGCCATCCGTGCCGCCCCGCGGCTGGACGGGGCACGGCAAGGCGATGCGTTGCAATCCAAGGGCGGGCGGCTGAATGGCCGCCCGCATCATCGCCGCCATCCATGCCAGCCGCCGCCAGGTGCCGGGGCTGGAGGACGAGGAGGCCTGGCGCCTGTTCCTGCTGCGCCACGCCGATCTTTCCAGCCTGCGCAGCATGGATGCCAAGCAGCTGGGCCGCGTGCTGGATGCGCTGCATGGCGCCGGCGCGCCGCGCCGCGCCAGCCGCCTGGACGAGGCGCAGCACCGCATGGCACTCGGCCTTTGGATCACGCTGTGGAAGCACGGCGTGGTGAAGAACCCGACCGACGGCGCGCTGGATGGGTTCGTCCGCCGCGTCACGCGCGTTGGGCGCCTGGCCTGGTGCAGCGGCGACCAGGCCAACAAGGTGATCGAGGCGCTGAAGGACTGGTCGCGCCGGTCCGGGATCACGCCCGCGCCGTGAACGCCATGGGCCGCCCCACGCCCGTGCTGCGCTATACCCCCCGCCTGCTGCGCGAGGTGGGCGAGGTGTTCGGCGATGCCCGTGCGCTGAAGCTGGCGATGGCGTTCGGCGGCCAGCGCGTGCGCATTCCCGTCCGCCCGCATCCCGGCCACCAGGTGGCGCGCGAGCTGGGCCTCGACGTGCTGCGCTGGCTGTCGGCGCGGCACGGCGGCGAATACCTTCAGATCCCCACAGGCGCACGCAGCCTGGTGGCGGAGCAGGCCGATCTGGTGCGCCGCCTGGTCGAGGCGGGGCTTTCCGCCAATGAGATCGTGCGCCAGGCGCGCGTGTCGTCCCGCACGGTGCATCGCGTGCGCGAACGGCTGCGGGCGGAGCGGCAGCCCGACCTGTTCAGCCGGGCCGGCTGATGGGCAAGCGCGTCCGACCCCCGAACCACGGCGCGCGCGAGCTGATCCAGCACGCGCTGGGCCTGGGCTATTCGTGGGAGCTGTCGGGCAAGGGCCACCTGGTGTTCCGCCACCCGCAGGTGCCGGGCAAGATCATCGCCAGCGGCACGCCCGGCAGCCCATGGAGCGACACCAAGGCCCGCTGCGCACTGCGCCGCGCGCTGCAATCCACCACCACCAAGGAGCACTGAGCATGACCGACGAGTTCCGGCTGACCGAGCTCGGCCGCTGGACCGAGGCGAAGGAGGCCGCCGCGGCCGCGCTGAAGGCCCGTGGCGAGGCGCTGAACGCGCTGCTGCGGCTGCTGCGCCCGGCCGCCGAATGCGGCGTGGACGGGTTCCGCCTGGTGCCGCTGGACCTGGGCGCGATGGATGCGGCGGTGATGGCGGTGCAGAACGCGGATGGCGCGCTGCGCGCCGCGGTCAGCGACGCGAACCATGCGGCCGAGATCGTGCGCCGGCCGGGCCTGACCTGGGCGCGGTGACATGGACGAAGCAATGAAGTCGGTCCGCGACCTGTGCCTGAAGGCCGCGCGCGAAGCGATCACGTCCGGGGCGCTCGATGCGATGATGCAGCAGCACTACGGAGTAAAGCGGCGGCTGCGGCCACGATCGCCAGGGCCTGATCCGGACCAAGGTTCGGGTAGTGCTCCAGCCAGTCCGTCTCCGTCTCCAGCAGGGCCGAAACCGCGTCCTCGGCCGCTTGAGCCGGCGTGACGCCGCTGGCGGTGGCCAGGCTGTGCAGCAGCACGCGGGTGCACAGGCTGGCGGCGACTCGATCGGCTTCGGTTTCCATGCGCGATGCTGCCGCCGCGATGCGGCTGAGCGCGAGTCAAGAGGCCGACTTCCGGCCAACACGAAGGGGGATGCGATGAAGCGACTTGCGATGCTGGCGATGCTGGGCGTGGCGGGGTGTGTCAGCGTGGAGGACATCCGCAGCTACCCGCCGCATGTCGAGGCCACGGTGCCGGAGCGGTTCGACGAGCTGACCGCGTGCATCGCCGATGCCTACCAGACGCGCTTTCCGATCCATGTGACGCCGATCGTCAGCCAGCGCCAGCGCCGCGGCACGGTTCTGCTGGCGCAGTCTGGCTACATGGGCACCATCCCGTTCGCCGAGTTCGAGGTGCAGGGTCAGGCTGAGGCCAGCAGCGTTGTGCGGTATCGGCGGCGCAAGAGCGTGTTCAACCAGCAGACGGACGCCGACCTGTTCCGCGACATCCTTCGGGCCTGCGTGCCGGGCTGGAAACCGGCGGCTAATGAAAGGGAGCAAAGCCATGGAATGGTCTGATCATTACTCGCGCCAACTGGCCGAGAATTACGCCGTCGCGCGGGCGCAAGCGCCAGCCGAGCGAGCGACCTTGGTTGCGGCGCTGATGGCTACGATGCCGGCAGCAACTCGGCGGGAAACCGCAGATAGTTCATCAGCAGCATGCACGGCAGCCGGCTTTCCGCCGGCAGCCGTCGCGGCAGACTGACGAAGACAAGTCGGCCAGCCGCCTTGTTCGCAGCAACAACTGCCAGGAAGCCGACGTGGCGGTCGTGAAACACCCGCCATCCCGCGGGCGACAGGGGCCGCAATGTCTCGGCGTTCGGGCGCAGGGCGAGCGCCAGCATCGCGTTGTCGCACTCCTCCTCGGCCGCGGTGCTGTAGGCGGTGCGGTCGATCAGCGCCTTGTGGGGCAAAAGCAGGTCGTTCAACGGCCAGAGCCACTCGATGACTTCCATCGGGCCGAAGTCGTCCATCGGCTCGTTCTGGCGCTCCTCGCCAAGCACATGATGAAGGTAGGCATAGAACTCGTCGTTGACCTTCATCCGCCGCCCCCTTGTTGTCCGCCGCGAACGCTCGCCGGCCGATCGATGAGGAGTCGAGTCCCAAGATCGAAACGATTGACGCGTGGGCTGAGATTGCGCCTACAGTGCGGGTGTCTGTTGGGTGGCGTGCAAACCGCCCGGCCGGCGACGATCGTAGGCGCCAGCCCGCGCGACACGGGTTTCCCATTGTTCCGGGTGGCGCGGGCGCATGTCCGAGGGTGGCCGAAAGGCCGCCTAAAGGCCCGTGCGGACGGACCTCTGGCCGTCTTTCCAACACCCGGAGCACCAGGCGGTGCTCCTGCCAGAGGAGCCTGACGTGACCCAGACCATCATCCTGCACTACGGCCCGCACCAGTTGGACGCGATCCAGATGGGCGGCCAGATGTGGCTAAGGGTGCATCAAATTGATGCCCCCCTTGGCTTCAGCAGCGAGCGCGCTCTGCGCAACGTTTTCGCCAGGAACGAGGAAGAGTTCGGCGCCGACGAAACCCAGCTTGTCACCCTGCCCACCGAAGGCGGCGACCAGCAGGTGCGGGTGTTCAGCCTGCGCGGCGTGCGGCTGCTGGCGCTGCTGGCGCGCACCAAGCCGGCCAAGGCGTTCCGCCGCTGGTGCCTGGATGTGCTGGAAGGCCGCCGGCGCCCGCGCGCGGTGCAGGGCCTGCTGGCGCTGCCTGGCACGCACACCCTGCCGGAAGACACGCTGCGGGTGATCGAGCAGGTAGAGCAGCTGATCGAGCCGGAGCACCCGGCGCGCCAGGTGCTTGCCGACTTCAAGGCCGGCAGCCGTGCCCTGCCGGAAGACCCGCGCCTGTCGCTGCTGGCCAGCCGCATGCTGGCCCAGGCGGCCGCGCAGTCGGAAACCTCGCGCGCGCTGAACGCCATCCGCAAGGACGCCGCCCGACTGGGCTACAGCCTGGATGCGGTGCGGGCCGAGGCCAAGCGCCAGGCACGCGGGGCCACGATCGATGCCTGACCTGGTCATGCCGATGACGGACCTGTGGGCGGCGCACCGCGCGCTGGAGGCGCTGGACGAGCTGCTGATCGCGGCCAGCGAGCAGACGGCGATCGTGATCGAACCCATCGCCATCCAGGCGGTGGTCACCGTGATCGCCGGCAGCATGGCGGGCGCCTTGCGCGAGATCGACTGCATCACCGAGCGCGACGCGCTGAAGCGGCAGGGCCGCTTGTAGCTCGTTGACAACCGCATAAGCGGACGGCGGGGGCGGCATTCACGGCCGCCCCCGCCCGTCCATGCATTGGCCCTGACACCTGTCAGCGTTCCGGCCGTGGGCCGCGCGCGCGCAAGGTCGCGATCATGTCGCGCGCCCGCCGCATCCGCAACGCCCTGCTGCTGGCCTATGCCATCTGGTTCGGCGCGTTCCTGCTGATCGTCGCGATTTCGGCCGCGCTCGCCCACAACGCGCCCTCAGGCTGGTCCTACGACCCCGCCTGTTGCAGCGACCGCGACTGCGCGCCGGTGCCCGCGCGCTTCATCCGCGCCACGCCCGCCGGGTTGGAAATCAGCATCCCCGCAGGCGCCCATCCCTTCGTCGCCGGCGAGGCCCTGCGCGAGGTCGTGCCCTATGCCGACCCGCGCATCCGCCCCAGCGGCGACGGCCAGCATCACGCCTGCGTCAGCCCCTCGCGCCGGCTGCTTTGCATCTATCTGCCCGTGGGGGGCGTGTGATGACCGATCCCACCCGCCTGCCGCGCGGCATCCGCAACCACAACCCGGGCAACATCCGCCGCGTGGCCAGCGTCACGTGGAAAGGCCAGTCGCCCGCGCAGACCGATCCCGAGTTCGTCGTGTTCGCAGCACCCGAATGGGGCATCCGCGCGATCGCCCGCATCCTGCTCAGCTATCGCCGCCGCGGCGTGGTCACCGTGCACGACATCATCCACCGCTGGGCGCCGCCCGCCGGGCGGGGGCCGAACGGCAGCTATTCCAACCCGACCGACGCTTACGTCACCGCCGTCGCGCGGCACATGGGCATCGGCCCGAACGTGCCGATCGACGTGACGCAGCCCGACCAGGCGCGCGCGCTGATCGCCGAGATCATCCGCCACGAAAACGGCCAGCAGCCCTATGGCCGCGCGACGCTCGACGCCGGGCTGCACATGGCCGGCCTGGAGCTTTCCCCCGATACGGAGGCCGCCTGATGGACACCGCCACCACCATCCAGCTTGCGCCGCTGATCGACGTTGCGGCCTCTCTGCTGCTTGCGCTGCTGCTCGGCCTGGGCGTGTTCGCGATCCAGCGCGGCCTGGCCTGGCTGAAGCTGAGCGAGGACGAGAAAATCCGCGGCTACCTGGAAGCCGCGATGCGCAACGGCGTCACCTTCGCCTTGCACAAGGCGCGCGAGCGCATCGGGGCGGGTGCCACCGTCGATGTCCGCAACGAGGTCGTGGCCGGTGCCGCGAACTACGTGATCGAACGCGTGCCCGACGCATTGAAGCGCTTCGGCGTGACCGAGGATGGCGTGCGCGACATGGTGCTGGCCCGCATCAATCCGGGCGTCCTCGTGCCGCCGCCCGCCGCCGCCCCGGCCCCGCCCGCGCCGTGAACAGCCTCGGCGACCTGCTGGGCCGCGTGATGCAGGCGGTGGCAGCGATGCTGCCGGCCGCGCTCGCCTGGCTTGCCGGCCGCCGCGGCGCGCAGGCGGCCCAGGCGCGCGATGCCGCCGAGACCCTGCAAGCCCAGAACGACATCGCAGCGAGGCCCCATGAACCGCCTGATCGCCTTGCTGCTCGCATGCGCGACGGCAGCCTGTAGCGCGCCGCCCGTGACCACCTGCCCCGCCTGGCCCGCCGCCGGCCCCGCCGTGGCCGAGGAGCTGCAGCCACCCGCGAAATACCCCGCCACCTGGGGCTGGATCGCGCGCCTGGCCACGCTGCGCGACCAGCTGGAGGCATGCCGCCGGTGATCGACATCGACACCACGGCGCTGAAGCGCCTGGACGTGCTGCTGACGTTCCTGACGACGGCGGCGGCGCTGGTCTATGGCTGGCTGCTGCTGAAGTTCCGCAGCGAGTTCGCCGCCGCAAAGGACCTGGTCTCGCTCAAGGGCCGCGTCGATGGGCTGGAGGCGCGCACCGGCACGATCGAGGGCGCGGTCAACCACCTGCCCACGCGCGAGGATACCCACGCGCTGGCGCTGTCGATGAGCGACATGCGCGGCGACGTGCGCAGCGTGGCCGCGCGGCTGGATGGCATCGAGAAGATCATGGCCGCCACCAGCCGCAAGGTCGAGATGATCGACGAGCATCTGACGGCGACGCGATGAGCACGTATGTCGAGCGCCTGGCGGAGGAGCGGCGGCTGCTGATCCTGCGGCTGCTGGATGCCGCGCCCGGCAGTTCGGGCAGCGCCACCGTGCTGCACCTGGCGCTGATCGACGAAGGCCGCGACCCCAGCCTGGCGCAGGTCGAGGCCGACCTGGCCTGGCTGGCCGAGCAGGGCCTGGTGACGCTGGCAGGCGAGCTGCTGCCGAGTGCGCGCATCACGCCGCGCGGCGTCGATGTGGCGCAGGGCCGCGCGCGCGTGCCCGGCGTGCGCCGGCACCTGTAGCGCATGCCCCGCCGCAGTTCCGTCGCGCGGCTTGATCCCCGCATCCGCGAGGCGGTGGACGCCGCCATCGCCGAAGGCCGCGCCACGATCGACGAGCTGGTGGCGCTGATCGCGGCCCAGGGCGGGGCCGCCAGCCGCAGCGCCGTCGGCCGCTATCGCAAGACGTTCGAGGAAAGCCTGACCCGCTATCGCGAGGCGCAGGAAGTGGCCGGCCGCTGGGTGCAGCAGTTCCGCGCCGACGCCGACGGCGACGTAAGCCGCCTGCTGGCCGAGATGCTGAAGACCGTCGCGTTCCAGTCGCTTGCCGACACCGAGACGGCGGAGGCGAAGGACCTGATGTTCCTCTCCAACGCCATCAAGAACCTGGCCAGCGTGGATCGGCTGAAGGCCGAGGCCGAGGCCAAGGCCCGGGCCGAGGTGAAGGCCGCCGTCGGCAAGGCGATCGACCGCGTCGCCGGCGACGATGCCAAGGGGGCCGGCCGCATCTCGCCCGAAGCGATCGCCCGCATCCGCGCCGAGGTCTACGGCATCCTGGACGCGCCGGTGTGATGGCCGCCAGCGAACAGACCACCGTCAGCGTCTCGGTCGCCCCGCGCGCGCGACTGCTGGTGATCGATGTCGGTGACCGGCAGCCCGCCGTCGCGCTGACCGCCGAGGATGCGCAGAACCTGATCGAGACGCTGCAGCTCGGCCTCGCCACCCTGTCGCGCATCGCGCCGGAAGGCACCGCATGACCCAGCTTCCGCCCCCCGTTCGCGCGCAGACCGCGAACCAGGTCACCACCTCGGTCGAGCCGCGCAAAGGCCTGGTGCTGGTCTGGGTCGGCGCCAGCGTGGCGATGCTGACGCCCAGCCAGGTCGAGGATCTGATCAAGGCCCTCAGCCGCGACATGAAGCGCGCCGGCACCGCGCACATCAACGCCCGTCGATGACCGCGCCGGCGCTGCAGCTCTATCCCTATCAGCGCCGCTGGTTCCTCGACCGGTCGCGCTTCAAGCTGGCGATGTATGCCCGCCAGACCGGCAAGACCTTCACCACCACGGCCGAGATCGTGGACGACTGCTACCAGGCGCTGGCGAACGGCACGCGCGCCCGCTGGGTGATCCTTAGCCGCGGCGAACGCCAGGCGCAGGAGGCGATGGACGAAGGCATCAAGCGCCACGCCGCGGCCTACAACCTGGCGCTGGAAAGCCTGGAGTATGATTTCGTCGGCGCCGAGACGCGCGTCAAGGCGCTTGAAGTCGGCCTTCCGGGCGGTTCGAAGATCACCGCGCTGCCCGCCAACCCCGACACCGCGCGCGGCTTCAGCGCCAACGTCTTCCTGGACGAGTTCGCGTTCCACAAGGACAGCCGCGCGATCTGGAAGGCGCTGTTCCCGGTCATTTCCGCCGGCCACAAGCTGCGGGTGGCCAGCACGCCGAACGGCAAGGGCAACAAGTTCTACGAGCTGATCAGCGGCCAGGACGAAGCCTGGTCGCGCCACGTGGTGGATATCCACCAGGCCGTGGCCGATGGCCTGCCGCGCGACATCGCCGCGCTGAAGGCCGCGATCGCCGACGACGACGCCTGGGCGCAGGAGTTCGAGCTGCAGTTCCTGGACGAGGCCAGCGCCTGGCTGCCCTACGAGCTGATCGACGCGGCCGAGCATCCGCTGGCCGGCGAGCCTGCTTCCTATGCCGGCGGGCCGTGCTTCGTCGGCGTCGACATCGCCGCGCGCAACGACCTGTTCGTGATCTGGGTGGTCGAGGTGGTCGGCGACGTGCTGTGGACGCGCGAGATCATCGAGGCCCGCCGCATCAAGTTCGCCGAGCAGGACGAGCTGCTGGACGACGTGTTCCGCCGCTATCGCGTGGTTGGCTGCGCGATGGACCAGACCGGCATGGGCGAAAAGCCGGTGGAGGATGCGCAGCGCCGCCATGGTTCCCTGCGCGTGCAAGGCGTGCTGTTCAACCTGGCCACCAAGCAGCTGCTCGCCACGCAGGGCAAGGAAGCGTTCGAGGATCGCCGGCTGCGCATTCCGGCCGGCAACCCCGCGCTGCGCGCCGACCTGCACAAGCTGAAGAAGGTCACCAGCCTGACCGGCGCGCCGCGCTTCCTGGCCGATGCCGACGCCCAGGGCCACGCCGACCGCACCTGGGCCTGCTTCCTGGCGATCGCGGCGGCGACGCACCCGCCCGCGCCGATCGAGCATCAGGCGGTGCCGCGCGCCAGCATCGCGCCTCGCCACCCGGATTTCCTGACCGGCGAGCGCGCCGCATGAGCAGGGACCTGACGGCACGTTGCTACCGGCGTCTGGAGGTCGTGCACGGCGACCTCGTGGCCGTGCTGATGCGCGCCCGCGCGCGGATGCCCGACAGCCTGGGCTTCGTCGTCACGGAGGGCCTGCGCACCCTCGACCGCCAGCGCCAGCTGCTGGAAGCGCGCGCCACGCGCACGCTGCACAGCCGACACCTGACCGGCCACGCCGCCGACATCGCCGTGACCGTCACCGGCCAGGTGCGCTGGGACTGGCCGCTGTATCCCCGCGCCGCCGCGGTGATCAAGCAGGCCGCCGCCGAGCTGGAGGTGGCGATCGAATGGGGCGGCGACTGGAAAGGCTTCCGCGACGGGCCGCACTTCGAGCTCGACCGCTACGCCTATCCGGCGGAGGCGCGCGCATGATCACGGTCTCGATCCCCGACCGCGAGGCGCGCGTCGGCGACGGCCCGCCGATCCACGTTCCCGGCCAGGAGGCAACGTTGCTCCACGCCCTGGTGGCCGCGCGCGGCCGCACGGTCGAGACCGACACGCTTTGCGCCTGGCTGTGGCCGATGGCCGAGGAGCCGGAGAACGCGCGGCGCAGCATCTCCGTCGTGATCTGCAAGCTGCGCCAGAAGCTGGGCCGCGATGCGATCCAGAATGTCTGGGGCAGCGGCTATCGCATCAACCCCGACCTGCTGAAGGAAACCCGCTGATGGCCAACGCGATCTATCCCAAGTGGAAGGAGGCGGTGATCCAGGGTGCGGCGAACAGCTCGCTGGCCGGCAACGTCAAGGCGGTGCTGGTCGACCTGGCGGACTACACCTACTCCGCCGCGCACGAGTTCCTGACCGATGTGCCGGCCGGCGCGCGCGTCGCCACCAGCGCCAACCTGGCCAGCAAGACCTACACCGACGGCAGGTTCGATACTGCCGACTTCACGTTCACCGCCGCCACCGGCGACCCCGGCGAGGCGCTGATCATCTACATCGACACCGGCGTTGCCGGCACCTCGCGCCTGGTGGTGTTCCGCGACACCGGCGTCACTGGCCTGCCGGTCACGCCGAACGCCGGGGACATCAACGTGACCGTCGACAGCGGCTGGTTCGACATCTGATGGCGATCACCACGCTCGATGGCCTGATCGCCAGCGCAAAGCAGCGCTTCGTCTACCGCAAGGACGGCGGCCTGCCCGGCGCGGGCGCAGGCACCTGGGCCAGCCACTGGACCGCGACCGGGCAGCCCGGCGCCGGCAGCTACGCGATCGGCAACACCACCACCGGCGTGGTTCCCAACGCTGCGACCGCCGGCGCGCTGGCGTTCAGCAACCCAGGCGGGGGCCAGGACACGTATCTCGCGCGCGTCCAGGCGATCGGCACCGTGGTCGGTGGTTTGGCGCTGTTCGATCGCGCCTGGCACGCTGGATCGTTCGCGCCGACCAACGGCGCCTATGCCGGCTACACCGGCGCGACGCTGCCGACACGGCCGAGCAACGGCGCGTTCGAGGTATGGGCCGAAGTCGCAACCACGCTGTCCGCCACCGCTCACAACCTGACCGTGACCTACGTCAACCAGGATGGCACCACCGGCCGCACCGGCACCATCGTGCTGCCGGCGTCCGCGCCGGCCGGCCGCATGTATCCCATGGCCATGCAGGCGGCTGACAGCGGCGTGCGCCAGATAACGGCGATCAGCGGCAGCAGCGCGGCTGCGGGCGCCTTCAACCTGCTGCTGCTGCGCCGCCTGTTCGACGCGCCGATCGCGCAGGCGTTCCTGCCGCAGCTTGCCGACTGGGCGGTGACCGGGCTGCCGGAACTGTTCGACGACACCTGCCTGATGCTGGCCACCACCGTCACTTCGGGCACGACCTCGCCGATCGTCACGCTCACGCTCGACCTGGCGCAGGGCTGAGGGGATGACCGCCTGGCGCGCCACCACGCCGCGGCTGGCCACGCGGGCCAACCTGACGCCGCGCGAGGGTGTCGCCGACGAGCTGCTGCGCGACGCCTTCTTCGGCGCGCAGGGCGGCGCATCGCTGGCGGTCGGCCCGTTCGCCGATGCGGACGCCTTCGGTGGCCTGGCCGTCGCGCCGGGCCCGGTGAACCTGGACGTCTCGGCCGCCGGCGACGCCGACGGCTTCGGTGCCGTGACCGTCGCCCCCGGCGCGGCATCGCTTGCCGTCGGCCCGTTCACCGACGCCGACGCGTTCGGCGCCTTCACCCTCACGCCCGGCCCGGTCGAGCTCGGCGCCGGCGCGTTCGCCGACCCCGACAGTTTCGGCGGGCTGGCCGCATTCCCCGGCCCGGTCGAGCTCGCAATCGGCGCCTTCGCCGGCGCCGACACGTTCGGCGCGATCGACGTCGCCGGCGCCGGCGAGCTTGCCGTCGGCCCGTTCGCTGACGCGGATGCGTTCGGCCCCGCCGGCATCACCCTCGGCCCGGTGCAGCTCGCCGTCTCGCCGTTCACCGACATCGACGCCTTCGGCACCCTCAGCCTGACTGCCGCCGGCGGGCTGCCTCCGCTGGCCCGCACCGCGGTCGTGCCAGCGATCGGCGCCCGCGTCGCCAAGGCCTCGGTTGCCGTGCGCACCGCCCGCGTGCCCGCCCCACCCAGGCGCATCGCGGCATGAACGGCATCCAGCTGCGCTGGCCCGCCAAGCATCCGGCCGACGTGCTGGATTACGCCGTCGACTGGACCAAGCCGCTGGAGGAGCTGGCCGACACGATCGCCACCGCCACCTGGTCGGTGCCCAGCGGCCTGGTGGAGGGCGCGGCCGGCGGGGCCGGCGCGGTGCGCACGCTGTGGCTCAGCGGCGGCACGGCCGGCATCAGCTACACCCTGACCCACACGATCACGACCGCAGGCGGCCGCACGCTGGCGCGCACCATCCTGCTGGACGTGGTGCAGTAGGACCCCGCCCGCATGGACACACTTCCGAGCGAAGCGAAAATCGAGGTCGCGACGATCGCGACCGACCCGCACCGCTGGTGGTACGGCCCGCGCATCGAGAACGAGGACACCGTGCTGGCCACGCGCGGCGCCGGCAAGGGGCTGTGGCTGTACGACGAGCTGATGCGCGACCCCAAGGTGGGGGCGGCGATCGACAAGCGCCGCCTGGCGCTGGTCGGCCGCGAGTGGGAAATCGAGCCGGCCGACGACAGCCCCGCCGCCCAGGCCGCCGCCGACTTCGTGCGCACGGCGCTGGATGGCGTCCGCCTGAACCAGGTGGTCGGCGGGCTGCTAGAGGCGGTGCTGAAGGGCATCGCCGTGGCCGAGGTCATCTGGCGCGGCACCGATGCCGGCGTGGTGCCCGACCGCATCGTGGCGCGCGACCCGCGCCGCTTCACCTTCCACCAGGTCGAGGGCCAGCCGCCGCAGCTGCGGCTGCTGACGCGCGCCGCGCCGCTGGATGGCGTGCCCGTGCCGCCCTGGAAATTCATCGTGCACCGCCACGGCGAGCGGTATGACTCGCCCTGGGGCCTGGGGCTGGGCCAGCGCCTGTTCTGGCCGGTGTTCTTCAAGCGGCAGGGCATCGGCTTCTGGCTGAGCGCGATCGAGAAGTTCGCCGCCCCCACGCCGCTCGGCAAATACCCGCCCGGCACCAGCGAGGCCGACATCAAGAAGCTGCTGGACGCCATGACCGCGATCTCGCGCGAGGCCGCGGTGGTGATCCCGGAGGGCATGCTGGTCGAGCTGGTCGAGGCCAAGCGCGCCGGCGCCTTCGACAGCTACGAGCAGATGGCCCGCTACATGGACGAGGACATCGCCATCACCGTCCTCGGCGAGACGCTGACCACCAGCGCCGGCGCCAGCGGCAGCCGCGCGCTGGGCGAGGTGCACAACGAGGTGCGGCTGGAGCTGGTCGCCGCCGACGCCGATAGCCTCAGCGACACGCTGAACGCCACGCTGCTGCGCTGGATCGCCGAGATCAACATGCCCGGCGCGCCGCCGCCCCGCATCTGGTGGGATGTCGAGCCGGGCGAGGATTTGAACGCGCGGGCCAAGCGCGACGTGGATGTGAAGTCGCTCGGGTTCCGCCCGACCCTGGACTACATCACCACGACCTACGGCGAGGGCTGGGAGGAAGCGCCTGAGCCGCCGCCGCCGGCGATGCCGCCGCCCAATCAGCCGCAGCCGGGTGCGCCCGGCCAGCGCCGCAATGCGATCGCGGAACTGTTCGCCGAACGTGGCCGGCCGCCGCGGCCGCGCGATGCCGCCGACGACCTGGCCGAGCAGCTGAACGGCCTGGTCGCCACCGCGCAGGACGCGATGATCGACAAGCTGCGCGACGTGGTGATGGGCGCAGAGAGCCTGGCCGCGCTGCGCGACGCGCTGGTGGAGGCATTCCCCGCGCTGGACGACGCGGACCTGGCCCGCCTGATGGGCGATGCGCTGGTGGTGGCAGCGCTCGCCGGCCGCAGCGACCTGGCCGACGGCGCGGCCTGATGCCCGACGGCGCCGTCGCCTTCGCGGAGCCGCAGCCGGGCGCGGTGCCGTTCGACGAGGCGATCGCGTTCTTCCGCGCCAAGCTGAACCTGCCGACCCGCACCTGGACCGACCTGTGGCAGGACCAGCACGCGGCGGCCTTCAGCGTCGCCGGCGCGATGAAGGCCGACCTGATCCAGGATTTGCGCAACGCCGTCGATCGCGCGCTGGCCGACGGCACCACGCTGGAGGATTTCCGGCGCGACTTCGCCGCGATCGTCAAGCGCAGCGGCTGGAGCTACCGCGGCAGCTTCGAATGGCGCACCCGCACGATCCTCGAGACCAACCTGCGCATGGCCTATGCCGCGGGCAAGTGGCAGCAGGCGCAGGCCACCGCCGAGGACTTCCCCTACCTGCGCTACGTCGCGGTGCTGGACGATCGCACCCGGCCCGACCATCGGCGCTGGCACGGCACGATCCTGCCGGTGGGTCACGCCTGGTGGCGCACGCACTATCCGCCGAACGGCTGGGGCTGCCGCTGCACGGTGCAGCAGGTAAACGAGCGGGATCTGAAGCGCCGCGGCTGGCGCGTGCAGCCGGAGGCGCCGCGCGATCCGCTGGTGTCGAAGCCAGTGCGCGACATCGACGGCACGCGCACGGTGCAGGTGCCGCGCGGCATCGACCCCGGCTTCGCCTACAACGTCGGCGAGGGGCGGCAGGGCCTGCCGGCGGCGCAACAGGCCGCCCGGCAGGTCGCGCTCAAGTATGCCGACCTCGACCCGGCGCTTGGTGCTGTGTTCGCGCAAGCCGCATCGGTGGTGGAGCGCGCGGCGCGGGCAGAGGAGTTCCGCGCCTGGGCCGGCGCGCTCCAGGCCGCCGGTTTTCCGGACGACAAGACTTTTCGCGTGGTGGGCGCGCTGTCGCCGGGCACAGTCGCGCGGCTGGCCGAACGGAACCTCGCGCCCAGCAGCGCGTCGATCGCGATCACCGCCAAGCGCCTGGGCCACGCGATGCGCGAAAGCAAGGCGGCGCGCGGCGCGGCCATCGCCGAGGCAGACCTGTTGCGCCTGCCCGAGCTGATCGAGGCGCCGATCGCGGTGCTGCGCCAGACCGAAGGCCCGCCCAGGCTGCTGCTGGTGTTCGATCCTGCCGATACCGCGAGGGCGGTGCTGGGCAAGATCGTTGTCGCGCTGGACGTCTACCTCGACGTGCGAGATGCGCCCAAGGCAAAGCGGGCGAAGCGGCGAATGAACTCGGTCTGGACGGCCGGCCTCGTCCAGCCGGGCAACCTGCGCGATCCGGGACGCTACGAGGTGATCGAGGGCGGGCTGTAGGACAGTCGCAGTCGGGGGGGGCGGCTACTCCCCTAGGCGCTCCGGCTGCCAGGGCCGGACGGGCCATCCGCTACACCGGCTCACGGGCCGACTGCGGGCCGCAGGATAGCCGTTTTCGCCCACCCGCGCCAGGATCGCGTAGGAAGCGCGTACAGCGCGATCAGGGGTTGAGGGCGGCATCGGCGCCTTCAGCCCGCCGGAGTGCCTTCAAACACCCCTTAGACGCGGCGTGGCGGGGCATCGGTGGGGTGCTGTGGCTAGCCAAGCACGGGCGGGTGGGGTCAGCAGGGTGATCGCAGGCGGCGGCGCCATGGCGAATTGGCCCGCCATACTGACCCGCAACACCCGCCGTGACGCCTGCGGACACCACGCCGGCCAGCAGCACGAGTTCCGGCGCCAGCCCCGTCATCAGTCCGGCTGCGACCAGGCAGCCAACCGCGAGACAACTCACGCCTGCTCGCCCCGCCGCGGCGAGCCGCCACCTGTGTAGACGCGTGGTGCCGGCGCCGCTTCCATTGGCCATCTGCATCGCCTGGCCCCCACGGCCGCGCGCCCCTCGCGCGTTGATCGGCCTGACAGTCCCCGTCCAGGTTGGGCCTGTCAATCGCGAGACACGGGCCTCCTGGTTGCCCCCCCACAACCAGCCTCGCCCTACGCCCGATGCTCCTCCCGCCGCGCAAGCTGGTCGGCCAGATCGCGCAGGCCGGCCAGCTGGTGGCGCAGGCCCTCGGCGTGCGACCAGGTCACTGCATCGGGGTCCGCGCCGAAGTGCTCGGCGCTGTGCGCGGCCAGTTCGGCCAGCACGCGGTCGAACTCGCTCTTGGCGGCGACGAACGCGGCGAGGGCGGCGGGGCTCGGCTGGGGCTGGCGGCGGGGCATCGGCGATCTCCGCGTGGCGTTGCTGACGCCCCATCGATTTCTATGTCGCGCGCCACAGTCGATTGCGTAGATCGCGCCGCGCATCGTGTTGCTCGCCCGGCGCTGACAGGTGTCAGCGTTCCGGCCGACGCGCGCGCGGCCCCAGGGTGGGCCAATGCCGACCGCCGCCGCAACCCCCATCGAGATCTTCCGCGCCGGCACGCACACCGCCGCCAGCGGCCGCAGCGTCACGATCACCGCCGCCGACCTGGCGGCGATCGCCGCCGGCTACGATCCCGCAACGCACGAGGCGCCGATCGTCGTGGGCCACCCGGAAACCGACGCGCCGGCCTATGGCTGGGTGCGCGGCCTGAGTGTCGAGGGCGGACGCCTGCAGGCCGACGTCGCCGACATCGATCCCGCCTTCGCCGAGCTGGTTCGCGCGCGTCGGTTCAGCAAGATCAGCGCCAGCTTCTACGACCCCGACAGCCCGGCCAACCCGAAGCCCGGCCAGTGGTCGCTGAAGCACGTCGGCTTCCTGGGCGCGGCGCCCCCGGCGGTGAAGGGCCTCAAGCAGGTCGCCTTCAACGCGGCTGAAACCGGCGTCGAGACCTTCGCCGAGGCCTGGTCGCTGGGCCTGGTGGCCCGGCTGTTCGGGTCCTTGCGCGACATGCTGATCGGCCAGTTCGGGCAGGAAGCCGCCGACCGTGCGCTGCCGCGCGATGCCATCGACACCATCGCCACGGCCGAGCCGCCGCTGCCGCCGCCGGCGACCAGCTTCACCGACCCGACCCCACCGAAGGAAACCCCGATGCCGGAAGACACCGCCGCGGCGCTGGCCGCGGTCGAGGCCGAGCGCAAGAAGCTGCGCGAGGAACAGGCCGCGTTCGCCGAGGCCCAGCGCGTGCACCGCCGCGCCCAGGACGAGGCGTTCACGACCGAGCTGGTCAAGCAGGGCCGCCTGCCCAAGGCGCTGGCCGCCACGGCGGCGACGCTGCTGGCCCGCGCGCCCGACGGCGAGGCCGTGAGCTTCGCCGAGGGCGCAGCCGCCGAGACCGACCGCGCCGCGTTGCGCCGCCTGCTGGCCGCGATGCCGGTGATCGTCGAGTTCCGCGAGATCGCCGGCGGCGATGACCTGCCGCCGCCGGACAGGCGCACCCCTGCCGACATCACCCGCGCGGCCGAGGCGCTGATCGCCGCCGAAAAGGCCAAGGGCCGCGAGGTCAGCTTCGTCGAGGCGACCGCGATCGTCACCAAGGAGAGCGCGCAGTGAGCGTCCCGACCCTGATCCGCAATTTCGTCGCCGGCACCGGCGGCGTCGGGCTGAACCGCATCGTCAAGTTTGGCGCTGCCGACGGCGAGGTGGTGAACAGCGCCGCCGCGACGGACGCCCACATCGGCGTCTGCATCCAGCCGGGTGGCGCCGCCGCCGGCGCGCGCGCCGACGTCGCGGTCGATGGCATCGCCGAGGTGGTTGCGGGCGGCACCATCACCCGCGGCGCGCTGGTCACCAGCGACGCCAACGGCGCCGCCGTGGCGGCCGCGCCTTCTGCCGGCTCGAACAACCGCGTGCTGGGCGTCGCCCAGGTTTCCGCCGCATCCGGCGACATTTTCCCGGTCCTGCTGAAGCAGGGCTCGGTCCAGGGCTGATCGAGGAGCAACGAACCCATGGCACACGCGCCTTTCCCCCTCGACCCGCGCTTCACCGCCATCGCGATCAAGTACCGCAACTCCCGGATGATCGCCGACCAGGTGTTGCCCCGCGTGCCGGTGATGAAGCAGGAGTTCAAGTGGCTGCGGCACACGCTGGCCGAGGGCTTCACCGTGCCGGACACCAAGGTGGGCCGCCGCAGCGCCCCGACCGAGGTCGAGTTCACCGGCACGGAGGTGACCGACAGCACCCAGGACTACGCGCTGGACGACGTGATCCCGCTGGCCGACCTGGACAACGCGCCCGAGAACTACGACCCCATGGGCCGCGCGACCGAGGGCCTGGCCGACCTGATCGAGCTGGACCGCGAGGTGCGGACGGCGAACCTGGTGTTCACCCTGGGCAATTACCCGGCGGCGCAGCGCACCACGCTGTCCGGCAGCAGCCAGTGGAGCGACATCACCAGCAACCCGATCAGCGCGATCAGCGGCGCGCTCGACGCGATGATCATGCGCGCCAACGTGATGGTCGTGGGGCAGCTGGTCTGGACCAAGCTCAGCCAGCACCCCAGCATCATCAAGGCGGTCTACGGCTATGCCAACGACAGCGGCATCGCCACGCGCCAGCAGGTCGCCGCCCTGTTCGAGCTGGACGAAATCCTGGTCGGCTCGGCCTGGCTGAACACGGCCAAGAAGGGCCAGGCGGTCAGCACCAGCCGCGTGTGGGGCAAGCACGCCGCCCTGCTGCATCGCGACGGCATGGCCGATGGCCGCGGCAACCGCACGACGTTCGGGTTCACCGCGCAGTTCGGCGCGCGCATCGCCGGCAGCATGGCCGAGCCCAAGATCGGCCTGCGCGGCAGCACGCGGCTTCGCGTCGGCGAAAGCGTGAAGGAGCTGATCGCCGCCAGCGACCTGGGCTACTTCTTCCAGAACGCGGTGGCCTGAGCCCATGGACGACCTGGTCGGCATCCGCGTCGTCTCGCCCATCCAGCACGACGGCCACGACCTGCCGGTGGGCGGCGGCTTCATGCTGCCGCGCCTGCAGGCCGAGCTGTTGGTGCAGGCCGGTGCCGCAACCTGGGCCGGTGAGGCGCCGGCGGCCAACACCAACACGATCCCTGCGCCGGCCGAGGCGCCCGCCCCGGCCGCACCGGCTGCTCCTCCGGCCGGTGATGCAGCGGCGGCGGGCGTTCCAGCGCCCGCCGCCAACCCCGATCCCGCATCTGCGCCACTGCCCGCGGACACCGCCGTTGTCGGGCGCATCGACGGCCCGGTTGCCGCGAGTGGCGACGCAGCGGCGGCAGGCGCTCCAACGCCTGCCGCCACCCCTGATCCCGCGCCGGCCGCGCAGGCCAAGCCCGCGGCCAAGAAGAAGGCGGCGGCGAAGTGATCCCGCGCGACACCGCTCTGATCATGGCGATCGCTGAGGCGCTGGCCGCCAACCCGAACAACGCGCTGGAGAGCATCGCCAACGACCTGCTCAACCAGGCTGACGCCGGCGGCGAGGCCGAGGAGTTCCTGCGCGAGCTCGCCGCGCAACTGATGGCGGTGGCTGAACAGGACGTCTGATGCCCTACGCCACGCAAGCCGACCTGGTCGACCGGTTCGGCGCCGACGAGCTGGTGCAGCTGACCAACCGCGCCGGCGGCAACACGATCGATGCCGCCGTGGTCGCCCGCGCGCTGGCCGATGCCGACGGCTTCATCGACCCCTACCTGTCGCAGCGCTACGCCGTGCCGGTTTCGCCCGTGCCGGCCGGGCTGGTGAAGATCGCGGCCGACATCGCCAGGTTCTACCTGCACGGCAAGGCCGCGACCGAGACCGTGCGCCAGGCCTACGAGGACGCGGTGAAGCTGCTGCAGGAGATCGGCCGCGGCCTCGCCTCGCTGCCCGGTGCCGCGCCGCCATCGGGCGCCAGCAGCCCCGCCGGCTCGCCCGCCTTCAGCGCGTCGCCCCGCGTGTTCGACGCCGAGACGCTGAGCGGGTTCGCGGCGCAGTGATCGTCGCAGCATGACCGGCGTTCGCATCGCCATCGAGGCCGACGACAAGCTGGCCCGCCAGGGCCTGGCCCGGCTGGCCGCCACCGGCGCCGACCTGGCGCCCACGTTCCGCGCGATCGGCGCCCGGCTGGTTGCCAACACGCTGCAGCGGTTCGAGGATCAGCGCGGCCCCGGCGGCGTGCCGTGGAAGCCCAGCCAGCGCGCGCTGGACGAGAACGGCCAGACGCTGATCGACAGCGGCCGGCTGCGCACCAGCATCACGTTCCGCGCCGGCGCGAACGGGGTCGAGGTGGGCACCAACGTGGTCTATGCCGCCATCCATCAGTTCGGCGGGCCGATCAAGCAAGGCGCCCGCACCGGCACGCTGCGTTTCCAGGGCGGCCGCTTCGCCCGCCAGCGCCGCAACAAGGACGGCTCGCTGAAGCCGCCGAGCAAGCAGCAGCGCGACCGCCAGGTTCAGTTCGGCGCGCGCAGCATCGGCATGCCGGCCCGGCCCTTCATCGGCTTCGACGCGCAGGACCGCGAGGACGTCGCCGACATCATCCTGCGCCATCTGCGCCGTGCGGTGCGCGGGGCGACGCGATGATCTCGATCGTCATCGCCCGCCTGCTGGCGACGCTGGGGCCGGAGGCCGTGGGCGCACTGCGCACGGTCGCCGGGGCGGCCGAGTATGCCGCGCTGCAGGCGCCGCCGCTGGCCGCCCGCCAGCCCGCCGCCTACGTGCTGCCGCTGAGCGAGGAGGGCGGGCCGAACGGCCTGGCTGCCGGGCCGGTGCGCCAGCGCATCACCGCGACCTTCGGCGTGGTGCTGATGGCCACCAGCCTGCGCGACGCGCGCGGCGAGGCGGCGGCCGACCTGCTCGGCCCGCTGTGTGACGCGATCCGCAGCCAGCTTGTCGGGTTCCAGCCCACGCCCGCGCACGACCCCATCGAGTTCCGCCGCGGCCGCCTGCTGGACATCACCGAGGGCACGCTGGCCTGGCAGGACGAGTTCACCACCAGCATCACCGTGAGGTTTGGATGAGCGTCGAACGCACCGGCGGCAGCTACGTCGTCCAGCCCGACGGCAGCGAACTGCGCCAGGAGGGCACCGTGCCGCATGCCGCCGGCGACGCGCCGCGCACGGCCGATGGCCTGGTGGTGCGCGACGGC